CGCATGTTTAATCCTGCGTACCACGAGGAATTATCCGAGTTGTTTTGGGCGAATTTCAAAGCCCCTGGTTACACCAAGTATGGAGTAACCTACAACTCTGGTTACAGTCGAGCGTCCGGAGCCCCAGATACGTCACTGGGGAATACCCTGGACAACGCGCTTGTTGCTTACCTGGTCTTGCGAGAGACCGGGCTGGCGCCAAAAGAAGCGTGGGAACAACTCGGCTTGTATGGTGGAGATGATGGCCTGACACCGGGTGACTCGATAGGTGTGTATACCCGAGTCACCAAACAGCTGGGACTCTCGATCAAGTCAGAAGTGATAAAGAGGTCCGAACCAGTCCCCTTCCTGGGCAGGATCTTCCACGGCCATTGGGATATGCCGACAGACAGCATGTGTGATGTGGGTAGGCAACTTAAGAAGTTGCATTTCACCACAGCACCATCATCCGTTCCGGATTGGGTTGTCTTGTACCGCAAGGCCGTTGGATTGAAGCTCACCGATAGCGGCACACCCGTGCTGGGTGCGTGGGCCTCGGCAGTGATCAGATGTTGCGCCGCTCGTAAACTGAGCACAGAAGGATTCGTAATGAACCAAGATGAACGCTGGTTTGAGCAATACGACGCAGCCGATCAATATGACACAAACAAATCCGTCGACAGATATCGCATCGCCGCCGACAACCTGCGAGTTGGAGAGGAGTACATCCATCTCGAAGAAGCAAGACTCAACGGTCTGCACGACACCGCCACCATCTCCGATCTGTTCCCCGGAAACATTTTCCCCGGTAAGATCGTTGCAGAAATTGGGGCGACATGCGGTGGATACTACTACCCACCTATCACAGTGGTTGTCACGCCCGATGCGAGCACCCAAACCGCTAATAACCTACCCGCAAATGATCCGCAACCTACGGGCTGTGGAATCGCAGCTGCAGGCGCTGTCCACCGAGACTCTGCGCAGACACCTGGCTCCAATACTATCAGTGCTGGCAACCAAGCTGTCACGCCCGGAGTTCATGGCAACAGTGTTAAGCGCCGTAGACGACGCCCTGCAGGCAAACCACGATCCGACACCTCCAGCTCAAGAGCAGACTCAGGAGGGTCAACAGTGGGCGGAGTAGCGAAAACAGACCAGCCAGTGCAAGGAAAACCTGTGCGGAGCAGTAACCATTCGGCCAAATCCGCACCGGTCAGTACTGCTGGTGACTAGACACGCATTTTGAGCGATGAGAGTCTGGTGACTCCAGTGTCCTCATTAGGCA